GAAGACGCCTTCAGGCTTCTTGTTGCCGTCTCCGGTCAGGAAAGCCTCCTCCTCAGCAGCGCCGATCCTGCGGGCAAACTCTGCAGAGATATATGCTTCGAGGTCGAAGACGGAATCGTTCATGAGTTCTTCGGAGACCTTGATCGCCGTGCCCAGCTTATAAGCGGAGAGGCTGATCTGGTCGAAGGTATCATCGGATTCCGGATACAGGCCGTTCTCGTCCATCCAAGCTGCCGTGCCATGAGAGGCTACGACCGGAATAGTGTGGGTTCCGGACTGGGTCTGGATGACCGTTGCGAGGGAACGGAAGAAGTTCTCATCCTGCAGGGCGTCGATCAGGCGCTTCTCGTATTCATCAGGAACGAGATAGCCGCCGTTGGCATCGGTGCCGACAGTGAGTACGTCCTTCACATCGTAGTAGTTGCGCTTGCGGATGTTATTCCAGAAGGCTGTCTTATAAGCCTTGGAAGCGATGCCGGGCTTGTCGTCCGGCTCATCCTTCACGCCGGGCTTGCCGGTGAGCGGAGCAGAAGTCGGTGCGTTCATCATCTTGTCGATCTCTTCCTGACGCTGCAGGCGCTCGATGTCGTGGGTGAGGTCGGTGACTTCCTTTTCCATCTTGTCGTAGGTTGCGGCATCTTCGGCAGAAACCATGCCGCCGTTCTGAGAGTGGGTGTTGAGGAACGCCTTAGCAGCTTCCCATGCCTTCGCTCTCTTTTCCATGAGTTCCATAATCTGAGTCATAATAGAAATCCTCCTTTAATGTGCGAGAAGCGAAAGGCGCTTCTCAAGATCGGTAACAGGTACCATGTGTTTATTTGCTTCCGGCTGTTTCTTAGGGATCAGCCGTGATAGCAGTGAGTCGGTGACGGCTTTGCGGGAGAAAAGCATCTCCACATCCGTCTCGTCGTCCGGCAGGGGCTCATTGCCCTCAGCGAACAGGATCTCGTCAGCGAAGCCCAGCTTCTTGGCCTCCTTGGCGTTCATCCATGTCTCGGCATCCATGAGCTTTGAGATCTTGGCACGGGAGAGTCCCGACTTGATTTCGTAGGCGTTCATGATGGATTCCTTGACTTCGTTTAACATGTCGATGGCTTTCTGCATTTCCTCGGTATCGCCGATAGCAATGGTTGCCGGATTATGGATCATCAGCATGGCCACAGGGCTCATGCAGACCTTGGTACCTGCCATCGCAATGACCGATGCCGCTGAAGCCGCGAGGGCGTCGATCTTGACGGTGACCTCGTGCGGGTAGTCCATCAGCATGTTGTAGATTTGTGCAGCAGCAAAAACATCACCGCCCGGACTGTTGATCCAGAGGGTGATGTTCCCATCTCCAGCACTTAATTCATCTTTGAATAGCTTGGGTGTCACTTCGTCGCCGAACCACGTCTCATCGGAAATTTCCCCGTCGAGGTAAAGTGTGCGGTCGCTGCCAAAGCTGTCCGGCTCCTCGTTTCGCACCCAGTTCCAAAACTTTCTGGTCATAGTGACTCCTTCTTTCTTCGCCGGGTGCTCCCGTTTTCGGGTGGCTGTTCCGGCTCTGTCTGTTTTTCTTCTGATGTTTCATTGGGTTCCTCCTTCACTTCCGCAGAAGCAGCGAAGATGCCTGCGTCTGCCAGCTTTGTCATGTTGCCGTTGATGAGATACAAGTCGCCGCCTTCTTCTTCCGGGATACGGTCGAGGTTCTCAAGCTCGCGGATATCGTTAGCAGACATCCAGCCGTTCTGGCGACCGGTCGCATAACCGTTCATGCGACTCTGGTAATCACCTCTGAGGAGCCCATCCACGTTGAACTTAAAGAAGTATTCTTTCTTCTCATCCTTTGTGAGAAGGGCACGCTGCATGGACTGTTCCCAGCGACAGACCCACGGGTCAAGCGTGTATTTCACGAACTCCAGTGACTGCTGTTCGATATTGGAGAAGCTTGATTTCTCAAGGTCGCCGATCATGTGAGGTGGCACTCGGAAGATTCGCGCAATCTCGTCAATCTGGAACTTTCGAGTCTCAAGGAACTGTGCCTGCTCCGGAGAAATGGAGATGGGCGTGTACTTCATGCCTTCCTCGAGAACGGCAACCTTGTTACTGTTCGAGCTGCCGCCGAAGGCTGAGTTCCAGCTTTCCCTGACACGCTCCGGGTCTTTCACAACACCGGGATGCTCCAAGATGCCGCCGGGCGTCGCACCGTTAGCGAAGAACTTAGCTCCGTATTCCTCACAGGCAATCGCCATGCCGATGGAGTTCTTTGCCATTGCAATCGGGCTGTATCCGACAAGGCCATCAAAACCGAGACCAGGGATGTGGAGCACGTCGTGCGGGGAGAGCTTGACGCGGCTCCCGTCCAATGTGTGCGCTTCATCCTGCGAGGTCTGATATTCGTAATAGAGATGACCGTCGGCATCCCGGTCGACTGTCATACGGTTTGGCATGAGCGGATACAGAGCCACGACCTCACCTTTGCCGTTCCGGATGATCTGCGCATAGGCATTTCCCCAGAGGAGCAGGTGGGTCATGAGCGTTTCCCGGAAAACAAAGGACGTCATCTCGGGATTCGGCTCATCATGCAGGAGCACATACAGCGGATGTTCGACAGCCTTCGTTTTTCTGCCGCCTTCGCCATATTCGTATAAATGCAGCGGCAGTCCCGCAATCGCCTCGGAGAGGATACGGACACAGGAGTAAACCGCCGTCATCTGCATGGCAGAACGCTCGGTCACTGCTTTACCGGAAGTCGTGCCGCCGAAGAGAAAGCGGTAAGCGCTGCCGGACGTCGAGTCCTTGGGCTTGTCTCTTGATTTGAATAGTCCTGAAAATATGCTCATAGCCATCCCTCCAATCCGTTCAGGGCTTCCCGGATCACCAGAAAGCCGAGTAATGAAATCAAAATCATGTTCATGTCCTTATATGAAAAGGATGCCTCTGCTGTCGTAGACAGAAGCACCGTTGTCGTTGCCGCATCGGATCGCACGGTCAAGCGCCATGATGGTAGCGATGGCACCGTCGATCTTTTCTGTGGACTTTTCCTTGTCTGCTTTGATGTTCCCGGCAGGATCTGTCCGGATGAAAATGTTGTCCATCATCCAGCGGAGAACCGGGTGGCCGCCGTGGGCGATTCGTTTTTCCAAGGTTAGCTTCATCAGCTCCTTGGTAGGTGGGCTCATATCTTTGAAGCCCTGTCCGAAAGGAACGACTGTGAAGCCCATGCTCTCAAGGTTCTGCACCATCTGGACGGCTCCCCAGCGGTCAAATGCAATTTCACGGATGTTGAAACGCTCACCGAGCCGTTCGATGAACTTCTCGATGTATCCGTAGTGGATGACGTTTCCTTCCGTAGTTTCGATAAAGCCCTGCCTCTGCCAGATGTCGTAAGGAACGTGATCGCGTTTGACGCGGAGGTCGAGCGTATCCTCCGGCACCCAGAAGTACGGGAGCACCACATATTTGTCGTTCTCATCCTCCGGCGGGAAGACCAGTACAAAGGCTGTGATATCTGTAGTGGAGGAGAGGTCAAGGCCGCCGTAACAAACTCGGCCTTCCAGATCGTCCTCATTTACCGGGAATGCGCAGGCATCCCACTTATCCATAGGCATCCAGCGGATCGCCTGCTTTACCCATTGGTTCAGACGCAGCTGCCGGAAGGCGTTCTCCTCACCGGGATTTTGTTTTGCTGACTCGCATGCAGCTTCTACCTTGTCCATCCCGACCGTGATGCCGAGGGAGGGATTTGCCTTCTTCCAGACCTTCGGGTCTGTCCAGTCCTCGTTCGGGCTGGCACCATAGATGACGGGATAGAAGGTTGGATCGACCTTCCTGCCATCAAGGATGTCCTGTGCCTTCTGATGGACTTCGTAGCAGATCGTGTTCGTGTCATTTCCGGCAGTCGTGATCAGGAAGTAGAGCGGCTGCATTCTTGCATCGCCGGAGCCTTTGGTCATAACATCAAAGAGCTTTCGGTTCGGCTGGGTGTGCAGCTCGTCAAAGACCACGCCGTGGATATTGAAGCCGTGCTTACTGTAGGCTTCGGCGGAGAGCACCTGGTAGAAGCTGTTCGTCGGCTCGTAGATGATCCGCTTCTGGGAGGCGAGGATCTTCACGCGGCGGTTTAAGGCCGGGCACATTCTGACCATGTCGGCAGCAACATCAAAGACGATGGTGGCCTGCTGGCGGTCAGCCGCGCAGCCATAGACCTCGGCTCGTTCTTCACCGTCACCGCAACACAGGAGCAGGGCAACAGCAGCGGCCAGCTCGGACTTACCCATCTTCTTTGGAATCTCAATGTAGGCCGTATTGAACTGCCGGTAGCCGTTTGGCTTCAAGACTCCGAAGAGGTCTCGGATGATCCTTTCCTGCCAGTCGATTAGCTCGAAGGGCTTTCTAGCCCATGTGCCTTTGGTGTGACATAGCTGCTCGATGAACATGACTGCGAAGTCCGCCATCTCTTTGCTGTAATGGGAGTTCTTCGCCATGAAGCGGGTCGGCTTGTAGTTTTTCAATTTTCGCATTGGCATGAAAGCCGCCTCCTTTCAGGGCAAAAGAAAAGACCGCCGAAGCGATCTTTACAAATCTTTATCAGAACGAGAGAAAGAGCCATGTGGCTCAGTTTCCCGGAATTTTCATTCTCAGGTTTTGTTTAGTTGTAGTTGTTTAAGAGGATGCAAAGCGCCAGCTCTGCTTCCTTGCAGGTGGGTTCGATGTCCCAGCCTCTGTCGTAGTTTGCTGCGACGGTTCCGTTAATCTTTATGGTGAGCTTGCTGATCTTGCCGCCGTTCAGGCCGTAGACCTCGCTTGGCTCCTCGTAGTGCTTGACCCAGTAGTGGCAGACCGTGTACTTGGTTTTGTCCTTGCCGTCCGGGATTCCGATGGTTCCTTCGCTCCACATGGTTCAGGCCTCCTTTACTGTCATCTTGAAGGCGGGGATCAGGGAGCGGTCGTCGCTTCCGAAGTGGGTGTAGCGTTCCTTGATCCTGACGATTCCGTCCAGCGTGCATCCGAGCTCCTCGAAGCGGGCGATAGTTTCGATCAGGCTTGAGAAGGTGGAGCTGATGGTGAATTCCTTCACGCCCAGCCGTCTGCAGTCTGCGAGGATTTCCTCGATCTGGTCGTCCCAGATGACCTCGGCGAAGTTCGGCAGGTCGTTTCCTGCTTCCTTGCTGTAAAGGTAGGCCTGACCCAGCGTCCAGTTGCATCCGATGTCCTTCCAGCTCATTCCCTGTTTTGCGTTCTCGATGGCTTCAATTGTGTACTTCATGGTGGTTCCTCCTTGTCTTTTGGTATGTACATATATCACTCTGAAGCCCTGTAATAGCAAGCTAATTCGGAGCATATATGTGACAATTCTCAGGCGGGAAAACTGTGTAGTTTACTCGTCGCCGTGGAGGATGAAGTTCACATATTCCTTGCGGTGATCCTCGAGGAAAAGCACCAGCTCGTAGAAGTCTCTCTCGTAGGCAAGGCGCTGAACCATCGTGACATCGAACATGTTTGTGAGGCCGGTGTCCCGGATGGCGAGAATCTGTTCTCTTACCTTTTCATCCATGTCAGTCCACCACCTTCCGGACAAGGTCGATGCCGTAGACCACGTTCAGGCCGGAGCCGTTGTCCCAGTTTACGAGGAGGGAGCCGGTATCGTCGACTCCTGTGACGGTTCCTTTGGTACCGATGGGCGGTGCCTGCACATCGTCCATCCGAAGCAGCTCCACACGGGTGCCCGCCGGGTAGCGGGAGCGGAGGGCGTTAAGCTCGTCAGTCCTTATCATTCGCATGCTGCTTCCTCCTTTTCCGGTGCGCCGTTCTTCCAGCTGGAGTTGCCGGAGAGATTCTTCAGGAGAATCTTACGCTCTGCCTTGTATTCATTTCCGATGAAGCCCAGCCGCAGAAGAAAGCAGCGGAAGGCGTATTTCTCGTTTTCGACCGGTTTCTCTGTGGCGTTGATCCGTGTCTGATCTTTGCTGAGTTTGCAGAGGGCGGCAACGAAGTGAAGGT